TTACTATGAATCAAAAGGTATGGATGGTTTATTTTTAAAAACAGTTGAGTACACTAAAGAAATAACTCTTAAAAACTTTCAAGGCAAAAATTTAGGTCTTCCTGAAAAAACATTTGATTATATGTTACTTTGGGATACTAAAAATTATACAGTTGGCATTTGTAATTGGGATGCTTGTATGAAAAATGTTAAGGTTAAAGATGCTGTAGTTTCTTTTAAAGTTCATTATAATGATGTTCAGTTTTTGGCAAAAAATGTTATTCCGACGGAAAAAGAAGACTTTGCCACTAAACTTTACAATTTAATTGAGGAGACAGTATGAAACAACTTAAAACGCCCCTTAGATACCCAGGAGGAAAATCAAGAGCAGTTGTAAAACTGGCACAATATCTTCCTGACCTCAAAACTTATGATGAGTTTAGAGAACCATTCCTTGGTGGAGGTAGTGTTGCAATTTATGTAACCAAGATGTTTCCTCTCCTAGATATTTGGGTGAATGATCTCTATGAACCTCTTGTAAACTTTTGGCAACAACTTCAGATGTTTGGAGTTGAAATGACACAAGCACTGACTCAACTTAAAGAGACTTGTGATACTCCAGATAAAGCAAGACAACTTTTCTTAGTTTCTAAGGAGAAGATCAATGACCAAACCGTGTCAAATTTTGATCGTGCTGTGGCTTTCTATGTTGTCAATAAGTGTTCTTTTAGTGGTCTCACAGAAAGTTCATCATTTTCAGAACAAGCATCTGAGAACAACTTTGGTATGTCAGGCATTCAAAGGTTGCCTGGATATTCCAAAATAATTGAGCATTGGCGTATAACCAACTATTCTTATGATTATCTCATGGATGGAAACATGGGTGCTTTTATGTACCTTGATCCTCCTTATGACATTAAGGATAATCTCTATGGGAATAAGGGATCAATGCACAAAGGATTTGATCACGATAAGTTTGCTGCTGATTGTGATTCTAATAGTATGGACATGATGGTAAGTTATAATTCAGATCAACTTGTCAGGGATAGATTTAAAAATTGGAAAGCAATTGAATTTGCACACACCTACACAATGAGATCTGTGGGTGATTATATGAAAGAACAACATGAACGAAAAGAATTAATTCTACTTAATTATGAAATTTGAATTGAATGATTGGTTGAAATCTATCAATCAATCTAAAGTTAATATCATGGATGAACATCCAGATTCTAAGAAAGATTATGCACCTTATATTATCAATAGATGCCTCTCTGGAACCATTGATACTTTGATGTATGCTAATGAAATGAATCTATATCATGCATTAGACAAGAAGTTGCAGTATGACTTTTTTATAAATAGTTTGCGAACTAAGAAGAGATACTCTGCTTGGTTAAGAAAAGAAAACATTAAGGATCTTGAAGTAGTCAAATCTTACTATGGGTATAGTAATGAAAAGGCAAAGCAAGCTCTGAGTATTCTCACTAAAGAACAATTAACCTTTATTAAATCTAAGCTTGAAACTGGAGGAGCAAAATGAACGTAGTTATTGAACCTGAAGTGAAATGGGCACCAGATCAGATGGTGGAAGTCATTCTCAATGAACCAGATGATTTCCTAAAAGTTCGTGAAACTCTGACTCGTATTGGTGTTGCTTCTAGAAAAGAAAAGAAGGTTTATCAATCTTGCCATATTCTTCACAAGCAAGGTAGGTATTACCTTGTTCACTTTAAGGAACTGTTTGCCCTTGATGGCAAACATGCAAATCTTACATTGAATGATGTTCAAAGACGCAACAGAATTGCCCAACTGTTGTCTGATTGGGGTCTGATTACCATTGTGAACCCAGATAAGATTGCTGACATTGCTCCTCTCAATCAAATCAAAGTTCTTTCTTACAAAGATAAGGGGGATTGGATTTTAGAAACCAAATACAATATTGGGTCTAAAAAGAAAAGAGTAGAGGAAACTGAATAATTTTGTGGGGAGTTCAACACTCCCTTTTTTATTGAGTCTTGTATAATTAGTAATGGATGCCTTAGGGGTCCATAAAACACAGATGCTTTAAGAGGTCTACTATGTACACACTAGCAAAATACAACACTGGAAATATTGAAAAGTTCCTAAATGATGTTGACAAATATTCTATTGGCATGGATGAATGGTTCCATAGAATGGGAGCACTTCATCAAACAGATACTAACTATCCACCTTATAATGTAATTAAAGAAAGTAATACTGAGTTTAGAGTAGAAGTTGCTCTTGCAGGATTTAGTAAAGATCAGATTACTGTCTATACAGAAAACAATAAACTATTCATTGAAGGTGAGAAAGAAGTAAATGGTGATAAGGAGTATGTTCATCATGGACTTTCCAATAGAGCATTTACTAGAACATGGACAATCTCTGATGATGTAGAAGTTAAAGAGGTGACTTTTGAAGATGGACTTCTTACAATTAAACTTTGTAAGATTGTTCCAGAACATCAAAAAAAGAAAGTTTGGTTCTAAATAATATTGAATATCGTCGGCGCAGGGGAAAGGATGACTAAGACCATCCTCTTCCCCCCTTTTTATAAATACCTATAAAAATGGTGTTAATGAAAAGATATAATCAGTTCGTTAAAGAACAAATATCATTCAAGGTTAATACTGAACTGAATCCTAAGTTTTGGGTTGGTGAGAAGTTAAAACCAGAAGTCCAAAAGCATCTATTAAAAGTTGCTTATGTGTGGGCAGATTTTGTTGGCGTAAAGAAATCTAATATCCAGGACATTTTACTTTTGGGTGGTAATGCAGGATATAATTACACTAGATATTCAGACTTAGATTTGCATATTGTTGTTGATATTAAGAAGGCAGTTGAGTGTCCAGATCTGGCATCTGACATATATGAAGATAAAAAACAACTGTGGAAATTAACTCATAAAGCTAAAATTTATGGTCATGACATAGAACCATATGTTGAAGATATTGGTAAAAAACGTAGAAAGAATCAGGGAGTATATTCAATTAAGTATAAGAAATGGTTAATGATTCCAGGAAAGTTTACTGGAGAGTTGGACAAGGACTTGCTGAAGACCAAAGTTCGTGATATGATGAGAAAAATTGATAGGACTATTTCTAGTGCTACTAATGAAGATGTTCTAGAAGATCTCCTATCTAAACTTAGAGATATGAGAAATGCAGGTTTAGACAAAGGTGGTGAGTTTTCTTTTGAGAATTTAGTTTTCAAAGAACTCAGAAACAAAGGATACATAGATAAACTTGCAGATCACATTTTAAAACTACAAGATAAAACGCTCACACTAGAAAATTATGTCTGTTAAAATTTTGATGTTGAAGTCCCTTGAGGATGTTGTTGCTGATGTTAAAGAAATGCTATCTGGGGATAAGGTAGTTGGATATGTTCTTAACAATCCCTATGTAGTATCAATTAAAGAAGGTGAACAAACACAAGTTGGGTTCTATCCATATGCCCCACTGTCTAAAGACAAGGCAGTTCCAGTTCCCTGTGATTGGGTAGTGTCTATTGTAGAACCCCTGAATGAAGTAAAGCAATCGTATTTGGAGCAAGTTAATGGTCAAAATTCTGGCACTGGAGAACAATCTGATTCTGATAACGCAGATTGAAGAAGTTGAATCTGAACTTGGAGAACCTGACTGTAAGTTAGTCAAACCTTTTGTTTTGAATGAAGATCAGGAGTTTGTTCCATTCCTTTGTGGATACACAAGTCAGGACGTCTTTATGATTAGTTCTGATAAGATTGTAACTCTTGCAGATCCAAAACCAACTTTACTTGAGAAATACCAAGACCTTACTAAATGAAATTTTATACTAATGTAGTTCTGGTTGGAAATGAAATACTTTCCAGAGGGTATGACAACGGCAAACATTTCAAAAACAGGGAAACATTTTATCCAACACTATATGTAAAAACAAATAAGAAGGGAAAGTATAAGACTCTTGAGGGTGATTATGCAGATGAAGTTCATCCAGGAACTGTTCGTGAAACTAGAGAGTTCATTGAAAAATATAAGAATGTAGATAACTTCACTATGTTTGGTAACACCAGATATATTAATCAGTACATTACTGAAAACTATCCTGGTGAAGTTAAGTTTGATATTAGCAAGATCAAACTGATTACTATTGACATTGAGGTTGCATCTGAAAATGGATTCCCTGATGTACAGTCATGTCAAGAGGAACTGCTTACTATTTCCATTCAAGACTATACAACCAAGAACATTATTACTTGGGGGGTAAAACCTTTTCTTAATACTCAAAAGAATGTTACTTATCATCAGTGTTTTGATGAGAGTGATCTTTTGGATAAGTTTATGTTTTGGTGGGAAGACAATCATCCAGAAGTTATTACTGGGTGGAATACAGATCTTTATGACATTCCATATCTGTATGGACGTCTTTGTAAAGTTCTTGGGGAAAAGGTTGCTAAGCAAATCTCACCTTGGGGTATTGTCACAGAAGAAGATGTAACAATCTCAGGAAGACAATATAAGATGTGTGATATTGCTGGTATTACTGTTCTTGACTACTTGAATTTGTATAAGAAATTTACTTATACAAATCAGGAATCTTATCGTCTTGATCACATTGCAAATGTTGAACTTGGACAAAAGAAACTGGATCACTCTGAGTATGATACTTTTAAGGAGTTTTACACTAAGGATTGGCAAAAGTTTGTAGAATATAACATCAAGGACGTTGAACTTGTAGACAGACTGGAAGATAAAATGAAACTCATTGAGCTTGCCATTACCATGGCATATGACTCAAAGAGTAACTATACTGATGTTTTCTATCAGGTTAGAATGTGGGATGCTATCATCTACAATTATCTAAGGGAAAGGGACATTGTAATTCCTTTCAAGAAAGATAATAAGAAAGATGAGAAGTATGCAGGTGCCTATGTTAAAGAGCCTATCCCAGGTAAGTATGATTGGGTTGTAAGTTTTGACTTGAACTCCCTGTATCCTCACCTCATCATGCAATACAATATTTCTCCAGAAACATTGGTTGATGATCATTTCAGAGGCATTTCTGTAGATTCTATTTTAAATAAACAGACTGAAATTCCTGAAGACTTTCCTTATGCAGTTTGTGCCAATGGTGCTATGTATAGGAAAGATATTCGTGGGTTCCTTCCAGAACTCATGGATAAGATCTACAATGATAGAACCATCTTCAAGAAGAAGATGATTGAGGCAAAAAAACAGTATGAAAAAACTCCAACTAAAGAGTTAGAAAAGGAAATTGCTAGATGTAACAACATCCAAATGGCGAGAAAGATCCAACTTAATTCTGCCTATGGTGCCATTGGTAATGAGTATTTCAGATATTTTCTGATTACAAATGCTGAGGCAGTAACACTTTCTGGTCAGGTTTCAATCAGATGGATTGAAAATAAGATGAATTCTTACCTGAATAAAATTTTGAAAACTAAGGATGTAGACTATGTGGTTGCTTCTGATACTGATTCCATCTATCTTAATATGGGTCCTTTGGTTGAAACTGTATTCAAGGGAAGAGAAAAAACTACTGAGGGCATTGTCACGTTCCTTGATAAGATCTGTAAGATGGAACTTGAAAAGTATATTGAGAGTTCTTACCAAGAATTGGCGACCTATGTAAATGCCTATGACCAAAAAATGCAGATGAAGCGTGAGAATATTGCTGAACGTGGAATCTGGACTGCCAAGAAGAGATATATTTTGAATGTATGGGATAGTGAAGGTGTCAGGTATACTGAACCTAAACTTAAAATCATGGGAATGGAAGCAGTTAAATCTTCTACACCTGCTCCTTGCAGAAGCATGATTAAAGATGCATTT